TTACGCTGTTGTTGGTAAGCATGGCTTTGTACCTAAACTGGCTACTTGTCGAGCGCCTCGGCACCGGCTGGGACGCTTTGAGTACAGAACAGAAATACGATGCGGCTATGCAAGCATTCGCCTGGATAACCGGGCAGGCTTCGGCGGTGCTTGGCTACTGGTTCGTAAGCCGAGGTCAGTCAAAATAATCTCTCCTGTGGTAACTTAACCCGGCCTTTGTGCCGGGTTTTTTTTCGCTTGCATTCTGTTTTAATGTGTGTATAATTATGTTCATAGACAGGAGATTGAAATGAAATTTACGCATAACAGCATAGCTGACGTACAGACTACAGTAGGCGGCATTCCCTGCATTGCTGCCGTGCTTGATTATGATATGAGCGACGATGACGAAGGCACATTGTGCGGCCGCATGAATTGGGTTATTTGTGACCGTAAAGGTTACAAAGCAAACTGGCTTGAAAAAAAATTGACTGTTAAAGAAGAAAGCCGTATCAACAATGAAGTAATTAACTTTATGGAGCGTTTATGTTAAACAAAGTGATTCATTCCCGCAACGAAATTGTCAATATTGCCGGGTATGGCGAAATGACTATCGGAGAAATTGCTAACAGGATATTGTCGGCTGACCCAAACAGAAAGTATTTGACAGATTGCTTGTCAGAGGAAATTGAAAAATTGGAGCGACGCTGGATACAGCGGGTGGTGGAATCCGCTCGAAAATAACGGTGACGCCTTTCGGCTGTCGGTGAAGTTGCACATTGACGTGAACTACCGGGATTTAATTGTGTTTGCGGAGCGCCTCGGGCATGTTGAAGTTGGCGCCGCAGAATCAAAAAGGCATACCCCCTACGCCCCTTCATTAATGGCAGTGTGCGGCATTACGTCAAAGGCAGACCCCTACGCAGCCACCCGCCGAGTGATTGTCCGGGCTGCGGCTGAGATTGAAAGGAACAAAAATGGGTAAATTTGAAGCGGAATTTTTAACCTGGGCAATCGGTGCGCTGGTTTTTGGGTTACTAATGATTGTGGTTTTCGGTTTAACGTATGAAGATATACAAGCAATTTTTGCTTTTTTGGAGGCATTATGAGCGGAACGATTAAAGATTTTTTTGAGATGTATTTCCCTGTTGATTTTTTCAAAAACGCATGGAGAAACGGGCTTTCTTTTTTTTGTCAAGATGACGACGAGGCAGAAATAGAAGCGCTGGAGGAAACTATCAAATATCTTGAAAAACGCAAAGGCGTAATCAATACGCAGTTGACTATTTGCCGATGGGAACTGACACGAAAAAAACAATTAAAAAAGCTTGTTAATTAGATTATTTTGTGTGTATAATAATAAAAGGAGGAAAACATGACACAGCAACAATTTTATGAGCAAAACCAACGAGAGGAAGAATTTATTATGACAAATAATGTTTATGCTTTAATTAGCAAAGTGATGTCAGATTTGGCGCAATACGGAATTTCTAAAAACCGTAAAAACGCGCAGCAAGGTTATTCATTTAGAGGTATTGATGACGTATATAACGCATTGGCGCGATTGCTTTCTAAACACGGATTAGTCATTATCCCGCGAGTTTTGTCAAGGCTTCAAACTGAAAGAGAAACAGTAAAAGGCGGTGTGATATTTAATGTTGTATTGGAAGTAGAGTTTGACTTTATTTCAATTCACGACGGAAGCAAACACATTGCAAAAACCTATGGTGAAGCAATGGATACAGCAGACAAAGCAACGAACAAAGCAATGAGTGCTGCTTATAAATATCTTGCAATTCAAGCTTTTTGCATACCGACTGAGGGCGATAATGACGCAGATGCAACAACTCACGAGCAAATTAAAATGAAAATACCGGCTAACACTGCCGGACAGGATTACCTGGAAAAATGCGGCGAACAGGAACGCGCCCTGATTCTCGATTATGCAATGGAAATAGAAGGCGCTGACGATCAGGGCGCTTTTGAAACATACACCAGAGCCAAGGCAGAGCTAGGCACTGACCAACAGGCGGCTTTGTGGTCAAAAGTAAACAGTCAAAAGCGGTCGGCAATTAAAAAAATCGGTCAGGCTAAAACCTTAGCTACTGAGTTGGTTCCGTGATATTCAAGCTAGTACACACCTCGGCGCGTGAAAACGCTGTAAACGCCGTCAGGCAAGCGCCTGATGGCTGGGTAGTCAAGATTACAGAGCCGACACGAAACCTTGAGCAAAACGCACTTTTACACGCTGAATTGCATGAACTTGCTCAAACTAAGCAATGGTGTCGAATGACGCTTGATGTTGACCAATGGAAACGCCTGATGACTAGCGCCTGGCTTCGGGCTACCGGGCGGGGTGCTATCTATGTCCAGTCGCTTGACGGTGAGGGTTGGGATGTACTTTACAAGCGAACCAGCAGAATGACCAAGACTGAAATGTCAGAGTTGATTGAATACGTTAAAGCGTGGAAAGCAGAGAATGTACCGGAACAAAAAAATACTTGAAGCCTGCAGGGAGTTGCCCTGCCAGCACTGCGGCGCAGAGGATGGAACGATAGTGGCCGCGCACTCTAACCAGCTTCGAGATGGAAAAGGCCGAGGCATTAAAGCGCATGATTACAGGGTTGCTGCATTATGTTTTCGGTGTCACGCTGACATAGACCAGGGCAGCATTTTAAGCAAAACAGAGCGTATGGAAATATGGGAAGAAGCGCACAGAAAAACCATCGGCCAACTTTTTGAGAGAGGAGTGATAAATGTACACGCATGAGGGGATTTTGCAGAAGCTTGACGAAAAAATAAACGTGAAATTGAGAATTAACGGACGGCTTTGGGTTGACCAAAACGGCAGAAAGTTTTCACGTGAAACAGGAAAAAGGCCGCTGGATTCAACGGCGGGGATTCGATTGTTACTTACTTCAATTAAGGAAATGGCATGAAAAAGTTACTCGCGGCATTGTTATTTGTTTCATCATCAGCACACGCAATAACAGGCAATGAGCTTTTGGCCTCACTCGAAAACAAAGAGCCTGGCGTCAGAGTGTATGGTCTTGGTTATATAAGCGCTGTTGCAGACATGACACGCGGAACGATTCAATGCCCGAATCCTAATGTGACCTACGGACAAGCGCAAGATGTTGTGATTAAGTTTGTGAAAGAAAATCCCGAAATCAGGCATTTTCCCGCTTCGCAAATTGTGACTTTTATACTCAAACAAACATGGCCATGCAAAGGTGAGATATGACACTTTCATACGAATATGCCAGGTGTTCAGCAAAAAAGTGCGCGCAAAAAGAAAAATGCTTGCGCTTTAAATCGCCTGGGCGACCCGTTGGGTATCAAGTGTATTCTGACTTTGAAGCGTTTTTAATTCCAGACAAAAAGTGTGATTTTTTCATAGGAGACGAAGATGAGAGCAAGAAAGACAGACCCGGCAACAAGTAAGCTGGCTGGCGAGAATGCGGCAAACTTTGCGCCTCGTCATTATCGAGCTATTTTGCTGGCATTAGCCGACATGAAAAACAAAACGGCTGACGAAATAGCAGATTATTGCTGGTTAGACAAGTACCAGATAAGCAGACGACTGCCAGAGATGACAAAACTTGTCAGAGTTACGACTGAGACAAGACTGAGCAAAAAAGGACGACCGTCACGAGTGTGGGCGATTACCAAAGCAGGTATTGAGTTTTTGAAAAAGTCGTATAAAATCTAATTGCGCCGTGGAAAGCGTAAAAGGTTGGCATTTTAGCTGTCTTCATTAGCGACTGGCTCAAGATGCCGTTTTTCACTTAAAAAGTGCGCCAGCCCGGTAATTTCCACCTTGGGCTAGTCACTAATGAGGACAGTATGAGCACTAGAATTATGGCCGTTATTTGGCCGCTTCAAATGCCACAAGTGGCAAAGTCTGTTTATATTTCCCTTGCTGATAATGCTAACGACCACGGCACATGCTGGCCGTCAATAGCAACGATATGTGAGCGCGTTTGTGCATCTGAAAGAGCCGTTCAAAATGCTATTTTGTGGCTTGAAAAGCATGGCGCATTAACCCGCCAAATGAGCACCGGAAGATCAACTAAGTACACGCTAACCCCCGCACAATATGCACCCCCGCAGGAAATGCACCCCCGCACCACGTGCACCCCACCCCCGCAGGAGATGCACCCCACCCCCGCAGGAGATGCACCCCACCCCCGCACCACGTGCACCCTAACCGTAATAGAACCATCAAAGAACCGTAAAGGAACCGTCAATAATACGGCTTCGCTCAATAATTCGGACTTGCTTGCCGGAATTGACGAAAAAATAGCGCATGATTTTATTGCACTGCGGAAAGCCAAAAAAGCGCCTGTTACAGAAACCGCGCTTGCTGGAATCAAACGCGAAGCGGAAAAAGCCGGGTATTCGCTTGAACGCGCATTGCAAACCTGTTGTGAACGAGGATGGGTTGGATTCAAAGCGGAGTGGGTTGACAAAAACGTACAAATGGTTGACAAAAACGACGCAAAAACCCGAAACCTGGAAGCAAAACGCATGCTTGGATTTTTGGACGAGGTGATTGATGTTTAAGAATGATTTTGACGACTTTGAAGCATTGCTGGTCAGTACAGCAGAACTAATGGGCAAGAACCCGCCCAAATCAGCGCAGGTTGCGATGTTTTTCAGGGTGATGGCTCGGTATAGCATCGAGGACATTAGAAACGCGCTAGAGGCGCATTTACGGGATTCTGACCGTGGCCGTTTTTTCCCTGCCCCGGCTGACTTGATCGCAAAGATTGACGCCCGACAAGACCCGCGACCTGATGCTGACGAAGCCTGGGCGATAGCGCTGAAAGCACAAGACGAGTTCGATACAGTTGTGTGGACGCAAGACATGGCGCAAGCATGGGGGATTTGTAAGCCTGTTTTAGCAATGGGCGATGAAGTGGGCGCGAGAATGGCATTTAAAGACGCTTATAACCGGATTGTGCGCGAATCTAAAGAACGCGGCGAGAAAGTAGTCTGGAATGTTTCACTTGGCTTTGACGCAAAAAAAAGGACGCAAGCGATAGAACACGCTCGACAGATAGGACGTGATGTTCCGTTGCTGGAAAACAACGTGCCACTGCTTGAACAAAAAATGCCGGAGGGTGTGCGGAAAAAACTTAAAGACCTGCTTTCAATACTAAAGTTACCAAAACCTGCTTGGCACGAAAAAGGCGAAGCTGAACGCGCAGAGTTTGAGGCTAGGAAAAAACAAACTGAAAAAAAAGTACGCGAGTATCTTGATTTGTGATTGTTTTGTGTGTATAGTTGTTTTTAATTAAGGAGAGAAAAGTGGCAAATAACAGATTGTTTCTGTATAACAAAGAAAGTAAACGCGCCTATTTGCTTGCAAAATCTTTTGGTGGCGACGGCTGGGAAATGAGAAATACAAAAAAATCATTGCAAGAATTTTTGAAACAGGATGATTGGGAATCTGTTTGTGAGGGAGGTAAATCTAATTTTTGTCTATTAACAGAATTGGAATTGCCGGATGATGCCGAAGATGTGGAAGTTAAACTAGCGCGGTATCGGTAAGAAAGAATACGCATGACCATTGGGACGCGAACCCGGAAAGCGGACTTACCCAAAACCGGAAAGCCAAAGAACACGCGGTCGCTTTGGTAGGAAGATGGGGAAAACAGTGGTCAGCCGTATATTTTCTTGTTAAAGGAGAGAAACATGGAAAACGATCTAAAAGCAAAACTAGCAGAAATCCTCACAGGAATTGCTGACAATGTCGGGCAATTAAAAGATTTTGCAGTCGAACAGCTTCCAGATGTTGCGCAGCAGTATATTGTGTATGGGCGCGTACTTGAAACAGCAGTTTTTTTGATTGTTTGCGCATTAAGTATTGTGATGACAAAAATTTGTATTTGGGGCGCAAAACAAATACGAACAAAAGGTGACAACAGTGATCCTTTGGAAGTTGTGTCGTTGATAGTTGGTGGTTTTGTTTTGCTTGTCTTTATAGCAGTTTTATTTTGCCAAATAAAACCATTTTTAATGGTTTGGCTTGCGCCAAAAATATACCTAATTCAAGGTATTTCGTCGTTAATTAAATAAGGTAAAAACATGGATATTTATAAAGCGATATCATTGATCGCGTTATTTATTTTATTGATTGCCCTTCTATTTATTCATTTTAATAATCGCAAAGTTTTCGCAGAGTTAGAAGAAAGACGAGTATTAGCTAGTGCAAAACTTGATCTTATGGAATTGGATAATGAATTATCAATGTGGTTATATGCACTAGGATTGCCGCAACTAGAAGAAGAAAAAAAACGGCAAGAAGTGGCTAGTAAATTGCGTACTGTCTTGATTGAAAAGCTAATGCGTCAAAAAGTACCAGAATAAAGGAGAGATGAAATGATACATACATGGAAGGGAAAAGAAATTGACACGCTTTCACGCGAAGAACTGATTGAGGCTTTAAATTGGTTTAGCCGTGAAATGCAAACACTTAGAGAAGATAGAAATGCTTGGATGAAAAGCGGTAGCGCAATTCAATACATGCTTCGCGGTAGCGCAATTCAACACATGCTTCAAAACAAAGGAGAAATGAAATGACTTGGCAACCAATAGAGACAGCGCCGAAAGATGGAACGGTTGTTATCGTGCGCGGGTTCTACGATGCTGATGGTGAGGTGTCAATGAAAGCGGCGGCGGCGCAATACGACAAGCGTTGGATGAGGGACAATAATGGATATGGGTATACGGTTTCATGTTACCCAACCCACTGGATGCCGTTACCAGAACTACCTACAGGAGAGATGAAATGACTTGGCAACCTATAGAGACCGCACCGAAAGATGGCACTTGGGTTATTGTGTGGGGTGGAAAAACAGACGAATCTACTTATTTGGAGCGGGTTATTTTGAGTAATGGCGAAACAAACGAACCCGCTTATTTAGACAAAGTTGACGGTGACGACCGCCCTGTAGTTGCTAAGTTCACAAATAATCATTGGGATGGTTTTCGCGCAACTGGTTACTGGACTTATTCTTACCGAGACGGGGCTTGGAGGTTTAACTACAAAAACCCAACCCACTGGATGCCACTACCAAACCCACCTAAAGGAAAGTAAGACATGAGTATTAAAATAAACGCTGACGAACTAGACACATTAACACGCGAAGAACTGATTGATTTAATCAAACTTAAAAAAATTGACGCTTATCTGGAATCAAATATATTTGAAATATCATCAGAGGAAATGGTTAATTGTATTAAAAAACATTCAAAAGAAATAGCTGAAAGTGTAGAAAAAAACAATAAATTATTAGCCAAGTTAAAACGGTTAAACAAAGGAGAGTAAGACATGGTAAAAACCTATGAAGAAATGAAGTGCATGCCGATTGACGCACCGGAAGGAACGAAGGTGGTGTTTGCGTTCCCGAACAACGGAGAACAGGTGGACAAGGACAGGCTCGGGCGGCTAGGTCTAAAAGTGGGAGCCGAATTCACGGTTGAGGAAACGGAGATTAGCGGATTTTCAACGACGCTGTACTTGCGCGAATTCCCCGAAGAGTGGTTCAACACGGTCAATTTCACCCTGACGGCTAACGCAGAGTTAAGCGGTGAGCGTAGCGAATCCGCTGGAACGTAGTGTTATGTGAAAAGGAAAAATGATGAAGATTTCAGCTGAAGGCGTTGTTTGGATTTTACTTGTTCTTGTTTGCGTTATTGGTTCACTTTTGGATTATTACAAAGGTTAAAGCTATTGCCCCAACAAGATTGGCAAGCATTAAAAACGCCGCGCTGCAAATTGTTGAAATAATAGCGATGGCAACAAAGGAAAAACGGCTAGTTATTTTGCTTACTGTATCGCTTTCAAAAAACCATTCTGAGCAACTAAAGAATACATAAACCCATATGATGATTACAGATAGCATGGTTAGAAAAAATAACAATGTGCTTTGTGAGTATTTTTGTAATGCCGATAAAGCGCCTACTATCAATAACCATTCGATAATTCTGAACCACTCAAATGCAATCTTTTTTGAGTTTTTAGACAGCAAATCAAGTATAGGAATTGATGATTTATTCATGGAATATAACGGCGAAGTTCAGCAGGGCGAAGCATCCGCTGGAACGATGGGTTAGGGAATGTTTAACTTAGTGGAAGGTAAAAAATGGAATACAGCACTACTTTTGAAGCATGCCCAGACTGCAATCAGCGCGGAGTTGCCAACGCGCTGTATTGGGACGGAGAAATATTGGCTTGTCCGGTACATGGTGAAGTTACTGACAGTCAGCGCATGGCTGAGTACCGCCGACTTGGAAGCCTGTTCCTGCCGGGGAAAGTGCCGACACAAAAACCGCCCTTTCAAAAAAATGAAAGCTAAGGAAAAACATGGAAAAAATTAAACAAAAGCAAATATCTGAAAAACGGCTAGATTATATTAATCAAGTGCTTAAACGGTGCGAACGGTTAAAGATACTTAATGAAAGTGAAAATATGGAAAACGCCAAAAAGGAGGACGTAGAGTTAATTCAAGACCTTCGGAAGCTAGGTATTTTGATAACTCCACCATCTGAGCGGGTTCGATTTCCTTTTCGTGAATTTCACCAGATTGGTCATTCCACGATACAAAGCAGCGAACTTCGCCATGGTGATCACTGGTACTTGTACCCAAATATCGGAGAACGACCGCTTTTGGTGGAAGTGAAATGGGCAGAGGCATGGGAAAACCCTAAAGGCGAAGTCAAGCAGGGCGAAGCATCCGCTGGGACGTGAGATTAGGGGAATAACTTGGATATATCAACTGCTTTGCTAATTATTAGCTCTATAACCGCTGCAATTGCCGCCCACTTAGCTCAGGTTGCTTGTTCACGCTCGGTTGCTAAGTCGTCTTTAGCGATTGATAAAGCACTGGAAGATATTTCCGCATTTCGCTCGGAGATTGCAACCATGCGATCTAATCTTGTTTCGGCACGAGCTAAAGTTGCATTGTTGCAACACGAACTAAAACAGCAGCTTCATTGCCAACCGAATCTCGGAAAACAAGTAAAAACTATTTCGTGCAACTTGGACAATGGAAAATGAACGAAAACAAACCTTCGAGCGTTTTTGCTCTGCCGTCGAGGATCTACTTTATGGGCAAAAGGGAGATGTCTCAAACTACCTGCGAGCAATTGAAAGAAAACACGGTAGAGAAATTGCCGAAAGAGTCAAAGGAAGTGTCATTGCCTGTGCAAAAACCCCAGGCTGGCTTGATTCGGTCAAAAAGCACCGGATTAAGCGAGATTGAAAAAGAACTAATGCAGACCTTCGGCAAACTTCCATTTTCGTGGGAAATAGATTGGGACGTAAGACTTGAACCTGCCGCATAATTGTGTACAATAAAAGCATGGAAAATATCAAACAAAAAGGCAGGCCGAAAAAAGCCGAATGCGGTAAGCGCGTCAACATTTACATTGACAAAAAGCACCACGAGAAAGCCAAAAAAATCGGCGGTGGTAACTTTTCGTTGGGCGTCAAAAAACTAATCGCAGCTCATAAATGCTCGTTGGACTAGACCCCGGCGCGTCGGTCGGCGTGGCTATTTTTGATGACAAAAAGCTCACGCACTTGACGACCTGGACGCCATTGCAGCTCATAACACTGCTGCCCGGCTTGTCTGTTGATCGCGTCATATTTGAAGATTCTCGCTTGATCTCGCCAGTCTGGGGCAGAGGTACTAACCAGGCGGCAAAGATAAAAATAGCGCGGAATGTCGGCCAGGTGGACGCGATCTGCAACCTGATATGCAACTTATGCGACGAAATGAAAGTAAGCGCTCACGGCATAAGCCCAAAACACAAAGGGCGCAAGCTAGACGCCGAAACATTCAACAAAATCACGGGCTGGACAAAGAAAAGCAATCAGCACGAACGTGATGCGGCAATGTGCGTTTTAGCGCTTGCATGATCTAAATAAGTGTGTATAATATCTCCTACTAACTAAGGAGAGAGATATGGACATTATCAATGAAAAGACCGTCGATATGACATTCGATGAATTTTGCCGAGGCGGTAAAAGCATCACACCGGGGCCGTGGCATTTTGTCATCGAAGATGACGAACGAAAGATAGCCGCGCCGCCAAAAAGCAAAGATTACAAGCGCGAAATATTGATGTGCGACGCTGCATATTACCCACATTGCCCAAATGAAGATGCAGATTGGCGCCTCATTGCCGCCGCGCCGGAACTGCTGGAGCGCGCAGAGGCCGACGTGAAGGTGATGGAAGAAGTCGCCGGCTCGATCAACGCCATCGCACCCGAGGCCGCCGCAGCGCTTCGCACTGTTGCGCTCAACACCCGCGCCGCTATTGCCAAAGCAGAGGGGAAAAACACATGAACAAGCACACACCGGGGCCGTGGGTTGTGGCTGAAGAAGCAAAAATTAAACACCCAGAAGGAACTTTTATTGCTCAAGCCCAATACTGGCCTGATGCTTACCTGATCGCAGCCGCGCCGGACTTGCTGGCGGCGTTGAAGGCGGCCCGTCGTTTTGTCGTGTCATCGCATGATCCCGTTGGCAGCGAGCTTGACGACATTGACGCCGCCATTGCTAAAGCAGAGGGGAAAGCATGAACGTGGAAGCAATGAACACACAACCCGAAGCCCTGCGACTAGCTAATGAGCTAGATGCTGTGCCTGAAAAAGGCGCTGATCCTGATGTGATTCAAGAAGCCGCCGCCGAACTGCGCCGGTTGCATGCCGAAAATACCGACCTACGCGCTGCTATTCAGCAAGCTAAAGAGCAGCGCTGGAAACTTTCATGTGGCTGCCCGTCGCAGTACGGTGGCATTCCGGCTGAGTGGGCTACTACTGACCGCGATGGTAGCCCTGCAATAGCGTATGGCGTGATCTGCGAAAAGAACTGGCACGAGTATGACGCGCAACATCCACAACGCGCATGGCAAGGGCTGACGGATGATGAGATTGAGGACGAGTGGGAGCGCATCACAGGTCACAGCATTTTCGGCGGCGACAAAGCCGAGGGCAGAGCAATGTATTTGGCGCCCGATGAGGTGACAGAATTCACCCGTGCCGTTGAAACAAAATTGAAGGAGAAAAACACATGAGCATCGAAGCAATGAAGCAAGCGATGGAACGGGCGATGGAAGTGTTGGAGCGAGGTGACGCGGCAGACCCGATCACTTTTGGCGAAACTATTGACGCCCTACGTGCTGCTATTGAACAGGCTGAGAAGCAAGAAAGCTGGGCGCTGCGCGAAGTCTTGTTTGCTGACGGAGAGGCTATAGCGCATAGAAAGCCTGAGAAACAGGAGTTGCAGCGTGAATGGCAACCGCTAATTTCCGGCATACTTTGGAGAAAAACTCATGAAAGTAAAAAAGCTTATTGAATTACTAAAACAAATGCCACAAGACGCATACGTCTGGCACTTGTGGGACGGTGAGGCCCGGACACAAATAAAGCATGTATGGCTGGCACGCGAGGGGCGCGTAATTACAGCAGATGATGAACAAGTGTGCTACACAGGAAAAACACGTCCCAAAGGATCACCGACCGAGAAAAAAGAACCATATTGGAAAACACCAGTATCAAAGCCGACAGATGAAGATGATAAATGGTATTAGTCACACACTAAAGGAGAAAAACACATGAAACAGGTAACGAAAGAAATGATCGAAGCTGGGCTTGGTGTTGGCGCGTTATTGGGAAACGAAACTAAAGGAGAAAAACACATGAAACTTTACGTTGAAAACTACGGCATGACCATGCGCCAATACGCAGCCATCAAGCTCAAAGTGCCCAATAGCGGCACCGACTGGTTAGACGAAATGATCCGCACCAGTTTGCGGGATGACATTGCGGCCAAGGCGATGGACCCGAAGGGTTTTAATGTTCGTCCATATGACACTACAGATGCAGTTGCAAAAGACTGCTACGCAATGGCCGACGCCATGCTGAGATTGAAAGGAGCAAGGAATGACACATGAAGAACTAGACAAACTGTGGAACATAGCTATGCGTGAATCCATTGCAGCTGGTGAGCAATACACCCGTTATCGTTTTGCTGAACTTGTCGCTGCAGCAGAGCGCGAAAAATGCGCAAAAAAGTGTGAATCATACATAGCTGCCGGAATTGGTAAGGAAATGGCAGACGCAATAAGAGCAATGAGCAATGAATAACTTTGAAAACATATGGAAGTTAATAGAAGACGTGCAAATTGCCGCTGAAAGACACAATTTTGGCAAGCAATGGGCAGAAATGCTTGAAAAAAAAGATTATGATTCTTTGAAAGAAGCAGAACGCGCAGCAGAAAAAGCGGAGTCAATATGTCGTTATCTCAGAGTTGCTTTGATCTGGAAAGCTAAAGAAAGACTAGAGCTAGAAACTCAGGAAAGACTATGGAAAGAACGAACCCAAAAGGCTACTACACTGAAGACATAAATTTTTCAGTTGAGTTTTACAATTCATCTTGGATAATGAGGTGTAGATTAGAACAAGACGAATTAGCGAAAACGCAAGAGCAAAAGGACGCCATAAGGTATTGGATAAATTCAAACAAGCGTAAATACGAAGAAGCCGCAGCAGAGCGTGAATGGCAACCGCTAATTCCCGGTATAGTATGGAGAAAAACGCATGACAAAAGATACTGACGGTAAAACAACAGTATTTGCAAACGAGGAATACGAAGAACGTGCAGCAATACTTCAATACGACGCTGGAATGAGTAAAGCGGAAGCAGAAAAGAAAGCAAAAGCGCTAATTGAAAAGCGGGAAATGTTGGATAAGATAGCGAAAATGAGGGAAAATAAGCACTGACCCCGGAAAGTACGGGGACTAACATGAAAGGATGCACGCATTAGCCGCAGCCATTATGCAGCAGGCGGGGGAATGTAAGTCGGGGCGTCCTTCCATGTTAGTGCTAAAAAGTCTAGGGTCTGGCAACGGGTTAGCGCCGTTGTTTCGGTTTGATCCTTTCTTCTTATCCGCTGCTTTATGCGAGCAGACCCTAGACTTGTTAGTGAATGCGTAGGCTGATACGCAAGATCAACGGTGAAAAGCCGTGGTGTTCTGGTGGACAAGCCGAAAGGACAAAACCACAAGCGGGGAGACAGCACCGCCACTAACAAAACGGACGCTGCTTTCGTTTGCTCGAATTGGCTAGGCAGTTCTAAATGCAGCACCTAGATGACACCCCGGAAAGTACGGGGACTAACATTGAAGCGGCGGCGTGGAGTGCGTAGGCACTTAATGGACACGCACAAAACCCGAATGTTCGTGGCCTCAGACGCGATGAGTAGGGACTGAGATAGCAGGTCAAACCCTGCCTGCTTCAATGTTAGTGAACAGTCCGGCACAGGAGCTACGAAAGTAGCCTGCAAAGCGTATAGCCTGGATTTACAGGTGAACCCTATTGACGAATAGGGCTACGGGCATCCGGGGTAATAAGCCCCACCTTATACAGCCTTATACAGCCTTATATTTTGATATATAAAAATTAGGAGCGCACAATGATTTTGAGCGAATTTGTTTTAACGCACACCAAAGGACAAAGCCCGATAGATTGGGTGTTTTATGCCGATGTAAGCGTAACAACCACGACGGGCGTGCTGTGGTGGAAAAAGAAGCGAGTTGAGCGCCGCAAGATTGCGCGCGAATACGATCGTTTTTGGCGCTTTGTAGACAACGGGCAACTCTGCCCCATCTCCCAAGCGGAGATGCTGGCATGGACAAGCCAATACTTTACAAAGGCCATGAATGGCGGGGAAGAAGCGGGACGGGCTACGTTTGCGATGAATGCGGAGCTATATGCTCAAAGGCAGATGAAATGACACTAACCGAATGCAAGCCAAGATTAGCGCCAGTTGAGTGGTTTGGGGCGCATTTACAAATACGCTGGAACAAAACAGACGACCCAGAATGGCCGCTGGAAGTAGTTTACAAACTTTTCAAACAAGGTGAGACTAAAGAACTGGATAGATTGCTTGCAAAAGAAAGATACCCAAAACTAGTTCCGGGAGTATGGAAAGAGCGAATAAAAGCAGACGCGGAAACAATGGCACTGCCTGTTTATGTAGTAGATATTGATGGCGACCCTATAAAGTGGAATGGTTAAGTGTTGCAAAAACCGCATAATTGTGTAGAATAAATCTATCTATAGTAAAAAATGGATA